AAAATAACTATTCCCTACAAGCCTAGGCCACTTCAAAAAGAAATACATAAAAGCCTAGCTAGGTTCTCTGTCCTGGTCTGTCATCGCAGATTTGGAAAAACTGTCCTTACAGTCAATGAACTGATTAAGAAGTGCCTACAATGTAAGCTGCCAAGACCTCGCTATTATTATATAGCTCCGACTTACAGTATGGCAAAAAGAATAGCTTGGGATTATTTAAAATATTACACATCGGTTCTACCGAAGATGGAATATCACGAAACAGAACTACGAGCTGATCTTCCTAATGGTGGAAGAATACAGTTACTTGGTTGTGAAAGACCACAAACCCTTAAAGGATTGTATATGGATGGTGTGGTTCTGGATGAGGTAGCACAAATGCCTCCAAAAATGTGGACGGAAGTCATCAGACCAGCATTATCTGATCGAAAAGGATTTATGGTGGCTATTGGAACACCCCAAGGACATAATTCGTTCTTTGAACTCTATAATCATGGACTTCAAGATGAGAATTGGTACGCAAAAAGTTTTAAAGCTAGCGAAACAAAGATAGTCGATGAAGAAGAACTAGCAGAGGCAAAAAAGATGATGCCTCCTGAGATATACGAGGCAGAATACGAATGTAGTTTTGAAAGCTCTGCCATAGGTTCTATTTATTCGCAGTCATTATCCAAAGCAGATAATGAAGGTCGTATTACAAAAGTTCCTTATGACTCTACAATTAAAGTAGATACTTATTGGGATCTAGGGATGCGAGATAAAACTGCGATATGGTTTGTGCAGCAAAAAGGCTCTGCAATCCACCTTATAGATTACTTTGAAGATAGTGGCGAAAGCCTTGAGTATTATGCTTCAATCCTCGATGAAAGAGGATATGTGTATGACACCCACTACCTTCCTCACGATGCCAATGTCCGAGAGATCGGAACTGGTAAATCAAGACTAGAAATAGCTCAATCACTAGGATTAGTGACGAGCATTGTACCCAAAATGTCGATTGAAGATGGTATTAACGCAACCAGAATGACATTAGGTAGATGTTGGTTTGATTATGAAAAAACCAAAGACGGACTAGACGCACTTAGACAATATCGATGGGCGGTCACCGATAAAGGCGAGACAAAAAATAGACCTTTACACGACTGGACTTCGCATGCAGCAGACTCATTTCGATATGTTTGCACAGGATTACAAGAAACAAAAAATTGGTCAGCAAAGATTGAATATCCACGATTAGGAATAGTATGAAATTAACAAAAGAAAGATTAAAAGCACTTATAGGTCAAGAGATCACTAACTCTATAGGATTTTATGGTGGTGAACTTTCAGAACAACGAAAGAATGCACT